ATTAGATACCCAATATAAAACAATAGACTTATCATTTAATAAATGGTAAAATATAAATAAGCAAGACAACTAACAAAGGAGAAAAAAATGGCACACTTCGCAGAAATTGACGGGAACAATATTGTTACTCGTGTTCTAGTAGTAAACGACGCCGATGCAGCTGATGGTCAGAATTTTCTGGCTAACACCTTGGATCTTGGCGGAACATGGATTCAGACCTCATACAACACTTTAGGTGGCGTACACGCAAACGGCGGGACCCCTGTAAGAAAAAATTATGCAGGAATTGGATATTCATACGACGCAGTTCGTGATGCATTTATCCCACCAAAGCCTTTCGCTTCATGGTTACTAAATGACGCAACATGTCTTTGGGACGCTCCAACAGCAATGCCTGTTGAAGAGGGAAAGATGTTTGCCTGGATTGAAGCAGATTTGAATTGGCAAGAAGTAGTAGCTCCATAATCTAATTTGATCTGAGGTAATAATGGCTGACAAGAATTTTAAGGTTAAGACAGGCCTTACTCTTCCGTCCCCGCTTCCTGTAGATCAAGGCGGAACAGGACAAACATCAGCCTCTAATACTTTAAACGCTTTGCTTCCATTACAAACAAGTAATGCTAATAAAGTATTACAAACAGACGGAACAAATACTTCTTGGATAACACCATCTGTAGCATATACAAGAGGAACAACTTCTCAAAGACCAGCATCCCCAACTGCTGGAGATTTATTTTTTAATACAGAAAAGAAAGCATTTGAAGTATGGACAGGATCTGCATGGGTATCTGTTGCAGTAAATGGTGCAGTGCCACTTCCTCCAACAATTGGCACAGCTAGTTTAACTGCATTAATAGCATCTGTTCCATTTACAGGACCCAATGATTTTGGTGATGCTGCAATTAGCACGTATACTGCAACATCTAATCCAGGATCAATTTCTGTATCTAGCGCAACTTCTCCAATTTCAATAACTGGATTAACTGCAGGTACTGCATATACATTTACAGTAACTGCAACAAATGCTTTTGGAATATCAAATGCATCATCTGCATCAAATTCTGTAACAACAGCAAATGTGCCAGGAGCACCAACTTCTGTAACTGCAGCAGATACAGGAATAGATGGAGAAGCATTAATTGCATGGACAGCACCTGGTTCAAATGGTGGATCTGCAATTACAGATTATATAGTTGAATATTCATTAAATGCTGGATCATCATATACAGTATTTGCGGACGGAACATCAACAGCAACATCAGCAACTGTTACAGGTTTAACAATTGGTACAACTTATATATTTAGAGTAAAAGCAGTAAACGTAATTGGTACAGGTACAGCAAGTTCATCAAGTAGTTCTTATACACCAGTTGCACATTTTTCTACATCATTTTATTCAATATCTACAACAAATGTTGGTGCTGGTGGTCAAGGCTCATTAACAATAAGCAGTATTCCGCAAACTTACACGCATTTACAGCTAAGACTTTTTGGTAGGCTTACGGATGTTGTTTCTTCTGGAGATGCTTTAATTAGATTTAATGGCGACACCGCTGGTAATTATTCTCACCACCATTGGTATGCTACTGGTAGTTCTAATTCAGCATCAAGTCCATCTCCTTCAGCATCTTCAACTACAATGTGGTCAAGTTATGGTGGATTTCCAGGGACAAATAAAGGAACCAGCTGGTGGGGTTACCATGTAATTGATATAACAAATTATACAAGCACGTCAATAGCTAAAGTTATAAAAGGTTTAGGCGGGTATAGTAAACTAGAAACTTCTACAACGTCTTCACAAGAAACAAGTATGACATCAGGACAATGGAATAGTACTGCAGCAATAAATTCAATTACAATTTCTGGTGTAAACTGGGCGCAATATTCTTCTATTGCCCTTTATGGATGGAGCTAAGATGGCCACAGGAACATATGTACCTATTGTATCAAATGTAATATCTGGTAATACAACACAATTAGTTGATTTCCAAAATATTCCTCAAACATATACTGATTTAGTTGTTATTTTGAGTGGAACAATGGCTACAAGCTGGGATATTTGGTTAAGAGTTAATAATGACTCAACAAGTAAATGCCCACAGCAGTGGGCCTTTGGCGATGGTGGTGCACAACCATATGTCTATAATGTAGTAGATACAGTTTTTTATCCAGTATTAAATGCACATACTACTGAACCGTATTTATCTACACAACATTTTCCAAATTATGCAAATACAACAACTTATAAACCATATTTAAATTACTCTGGAAATGCACAATATCAATTTGGAATAACTAATGGAGCATGGAATAATACTAATGCAATAAATAGAATTAAAATATTTATTGATCCAGCACAAACAACTACATATTTTGCCAATGGAACAACAATTGGTATATATGGAATTAAGGGGTCTTAAATATGGCTAATGGTCCAACATTAATAACAACTACAACTGTAGGAAGTGCAACACCATCAGTAACTTTTGGCACCATATCTCAATCATATAGTGATTTGTATATTATAGGATCAATGAGGAATAGCGCAAATAATGATGGAGCACTAGTTCGTTTTAATGGATCTTCATCATCTATTTATTATGAAAGATCGTTATATTCATCTGGTTCCGCCGCTGGTGCTCAAATAACTGGGGCTGGTGCTGCACAAACACAATTTTTAGGTTATGGAAATATGACCCCATCTACATATACAGCAAATGGATACTCAAATTTTTCAATATATATACCAAATTATTCAGGAACTATTATTCAAAAAGCAGCCACACAATTTGGTACAGCAGAGAATAATGCAACTGGAGTAACCTTATATCAATGGATTTGGACCTGGGCAAGCACAGCTGCAATAAATTCTATAACATTTACTGCAGGTTCATCTGGCAATATAGCAGCAGGATCTGTAATTTCATTATATGGGATTACTAAAGCATAAATAATATGCTTATTTTAATATAAAAGGAGGAAAAAAAATGTCAGAAACATTAACAAAAACTTTGGTAGATTGTTCAACAGGACAAACAACTATTGTTGCCTTAACAGACGAAGAAATTGCACAACATGAAGTTGACATGATAGCTTCAGTAGAGGCAAGAGCTGCTCGTGAAACAGCATATGAAGCTTTGGCGGCATTAAAAGAATCAGCAAAAACTAAGCTTATTGCTGGTCAACCACTTACTGCTGAAGAAGCGGCTACAATAGTAATTTAATGCTATAATTAAACAATACAACAACTAGGGGATATGTGATCCAAATTGTCAGATAAAGATTTTAAAGTTAAAAATAAACTGCAGGTTAAAGGTATAACCTCTGCAGGCCCCCTTGTATCTGATGTATCTGGAAATATTGATTCCACCCCATATATTGCAACACAATATGGCGGAACAGGAACAACAACTTCTCCTACTTCAGGACAAATCCTATATTCAACTTCAGGCTCTACATATGCCCCAACTACTTTATCATCATTAATTCAAGGATCTAATTATCAAGCAGATGCTCCTTCTTCCCCCGACATTGGCGATATCTGGATTGAATCAGATTCTACTTCAGACTCCTTTGACCCCAACATTATTCGCCGTCATACATTTACAGCAACGGCGGGACAAACAAATTTCGTAGCATCAGTAGCATTTATAGATGGGTATGAGCAGGTATACTTCAATGGTCTTTTACTATTAAAGACAACAGATTATACAACATCTTCTAGTACTACTGTTATTCTTGGTTCCGCCGCAGCAGCAGGCGACATTATAGAGATAGTTACAATAACAAATTTAAATTCAACTAATACATATACACAGGCAGAGATAGATACTATTGTAAATACTCAAATAAGTAATCTTATTGCTTCCGCTCCTGCCGCCCTAAATACGCTAGATGAATTAGCGGCGGCATTAGGAGATGATGCAAACTTTGCTACAACCGTAACAAATGCTTTGTCTAATAGAAAGACTGAGATTTCCTCAGCTATATCAGCAAATACTACATTAGTGGCGGGAAGAAGATATTTTGTTACTTCAGCATCCGCCCTAACATTAACATTACCTGCATCTCCTGCTCAAAATGATCAAGTTGATATATTTGATGCATCAGGAAACGCAGCAACGTATAATATAACCATAGCAAGAAATTCTAGTTTAATTAACGGCAATGCAGGAAATTTTATAATTGACGCAAATGGATACTGGGCAACATTAGTTTACACAGGCGCAACATATGGTTGGAAGGTTGGATAATGGCAGATATAAAAGCAACTAGTTTAGGTGGTGTTCCAAAAGGAACAACTGCCAATAGACCAGCATCTCCAGCAGTTGGTGATGTTTATTATAATGGTGACTTAGGATATATGGAGATGTATACCGCACAAGGCTGGTTTGCATCTTCCCCAGTTCTTCCAGGACAGCCTACTTCAGTAGTTGCTACAAATCAACCTTCAAGTAGAGCATATAATAATGGACAGGCATCAGTAGCATTTAGCGTTGGAACAAACGGCGGGTTGCCAACATCTTTTACAGTTACTTCATCTCCAGGATCATATACTGCTACTGGCTCATCTAGTCCTTTAGTTGTAACTGGCTTGCAATCTTCAACTTCTTATACTTATACAGCAACTGCTACAAATAACTTTGGAACATCTTCTAGCTCATCTGCAAGTAGCGCAGTAACCGCAACATCTGCCCCACAAGCTCCAACAATTGGCGCAGTTGTTGGAGGAGTTGCAAGTGCTACTGTAGCATACACCGCAGGTGCAACAGGTGGAGCATCAGTTACTGCTTATACTGCAACATCTAGTCCAGGTGGCCTAACAGGCACTGGATCGTCCCCTATCACAGTTTCAGGTTTAACAAATGGAACTTCATACACATTTACCGTAACCGCAACAAATGCAAACGGAACATCAGCAGCAAGCGCTGCAAGTAGTTCGGTAACACCTTACGGAGCTCCTGCAAGTGTAACTTATCTTGTAGTTGCAGGCGGCGGCGGCGGTGGTGGAGCCACTATTGGAAGTTATAACGGTGGCGGAGCTGGTGGTGCTGGTGGGTATAGGTCATCTACATTATCTGTTGCCAACTCAACACCGTATCTTGTAACAGTTGGTGCTGGAGGAGCAGGAGGTCCTGCAAGTTCTGGTGCTGCTGGAAATGGTACAAAAGGTGGCAATTCAGTTTTTAGTACAATAACATCAACTGGCGGAGGATACGGCGGCGGCGGATCAACTGGGACAAGCGCTGGGGCTGGAGGCCCAGGAGGTTCAGGCGGAGGCGGTGGTTCCAATGGAGGCGGTAACTGGGGATCGCCTGGAGCTGGAAATGAAGGAGGATACTCTCCAGTAGAGGGTTATCAAGGCTCTCCACTAAATAGTTATTTTTGGGTTGCTGCCGCTGGTGGTAGTGCAAGTGGACAAGGCGGCGGCGGCGGCTCTACTTGGGACCCATCACCTGGCGTATCTAATTCTATTTCAGGTTCTGCTGTAGTTTATGCAAAAGGCGGCGTGGGCTCAGGCTCTGGAGGTGCAAAGACTGCCAATACAGGAGATGGTGCAGATGGTTCTGGTAATGGAGGCAATGTTGTTGCTTCTGGAAGTGGCGCATCTGGAGTTGTTATTGTTAGTTACCCTTCACAATATGCAGATTTAACTTCTATTGCAGCTGGTCTAACTTACACTAAAACTACTTCTGGCGGAAATAAAATTTATAGATTTACTGCTGGTACTGGAAATGTGAGCTGGTAATGTCTAGAATCAGAGATATAGCAAATTTATTCAGCGCAAATACGTCGGCAGCGACGGATTCTGAAGTAACTGCTGCTATCTCTGCACATAACTCTTCAACAACAACAGTACATGGTATTTCTGATACTTCTGCCCTTGCTACATCTACATCTGTAACATCTGCAATATCAACACATAATACAACTGCTAATGGACATGTTAAAAGAGGCAATACTGCTTCTCGTCCCGCTTCACCTACAACTGGTGACATGTATATGAATACACAATTAGGCTACCCAGAATTTTATGAAGGAACAGCATGGATTCCAATTGGAGCAGATCCAACTGCGCCATCATCTGTTGTTGCTACAAACTCAGGATCTGGGCGGGCATTCAATAATGGTCAAGCATCTGTTGCATTTACAACAGGAACAGTACCAGGATCTAGTTATACAATAACATCTTCCCCAGGTTCTTATTATAATACTGGTGCATCATCTCCAATACTTGTATCAGGATTGCAATCAAATACATCTTATACTTTTACTGCCACCGCATCAAATGTTTATAACACATCTGTTGCCTCATCTGCGAGTAGCGCAATAACCGCAACTACAGTTCCACAGGCTCCAACAATTGGAACTGCTACTATAGGAAATGCTCAGGCATCTGTGACTTTCACAGCAGGTGCTACAGGAGGATCTGCAATTACTGGATTTACAGTTACATCTAGCCCAGGAAGTCTTACAGCATCTGGTGCATCGTCACCATTAGTTGTAACAGGATTAACAAATGGCACAGCCTATACATTTACTGCAGTTGCAACAAATGCAAATGGAACATCAGCAGCAAGTAGTGCAAGTAATTCAATTACCCCTAATAATCTAATTCTTGACTATCTTGTAGTCGCAGGAGGTGGCGGCGCTGGTCAGGCTCCAGGTTCTGGCGCAAACTACAGTACTGGTGGCGGTGGCGCTGGTGGATTTAGAACTTCTGCAGGAACATCTGGCGGTGGTGCATCTGCTGAAAATCAATTTGGTTTAACAATTGGTACTTCTTATACAATAACAATTGGTGGAGGTGGTGCTGCAGGTAATACACCTGGCGCAACAAATGGCAGCAATTCTGTATTTTCAACTATCACATCCACTGGTGGTGGTGCTGGTTTTTATTCTACAGCAAATGTTTCTACTGGTGGAGTAGGAGCAGGCGGCTCTGGTGGTGGTAATTCTTATAATACATATAGTGGATATAGTTACGGCGCTGGAACAGCAAATCAAGGATACAACGGTGGTACTGGTAATACTGCAGCAGATACTGCTGGTTCTGGAGGTGGTGCTGGTGCTGCTGGAGGTTTTGATTCTAATGGCGGGATAGGTGTTCAATCTTCAATTTCAGGAAGTGCAACATATTATGCAGGTGGCGGAGCAGCAGGTAGTATAACTGCACGTACTGGTGGTTCTGGTGGTGGAGGAAATCAAAATACTTCAGGTAGTGTTAATACGGGTGGCGGTGGCGGTGGAAAGTATGGTTCTGGAACTGTTTCCTCATCTGCTGGTGCTGGTGGTTCAGGAATAGTAATTATTCGTGCTTTACAAGCAGCATCTTCTACAACTGGTTCTCCAGTTGCAACAACTTCAGGATCTTATTACATATACAAATTTAACAACACAGGGAGTATAACCTTCTAATGGCTAAATTAATAAGAGTATGGGATGGAAGTGTCTGGCAAGAAGTCGGCACCGCTATTCCTAATGGCCTTACAACAGATGGAACCCAAACATTAACTAATAAGACTATATCTGGTGCATCTAATACTTTAACTAATATTGGAAATGCCTCCCTAACAAATTCAGCAATTACCGTTAATGGGTCCGCCGTTTCTTTGGGCGGAAGCGTAACAATTGTTACAGGACCAGCATCTTCTGCGGTATCATCTAATATAACAATGGCGGCTAATAATAATTACTTTGTAAATACTTCAGCGGCAAGAACCCTTACTCTTCCTGCCAGCCCTACCCTAGGAGACACCATTGCAATATATGATGCATCAGGGACGGCGGCAACAAACAATATTACAATAGCAAGAAACGGCAGCAATATTAATGCAGTAGCAGATGATGCTATAATAGATGTAAATCAGGCAAGTTCCATACTTGTCTATACAGGTGCAACAGTTGGCTGGAGGTTTGAGTAATGGCAATTAGAAAATCTGGGTTAAACTCCCAATATCCATCAGGCACTACAGGCAATAGACCTGCTGCTCCAGCAGAAGGGTATCTATATTTTAATACAACTCTTGGATCTGTTCAGATTTATATGGCTGGATTATGGAGTACATATATTACTCCTCCTACTCCTGCCGCTCCAACAATTGGAACTGCAACCGATGTTCCATCAGGTCGTGCATATAATAACGGAAGAGCAAGCTTAACATTTACTCCATCAGAACTTGGCGGGGCGGCAACAATATTTACAGCTACTCCATCTCCTTCTACATCTCCAGCTACATTTACATCAACAACTTCTCCATTTACTATTACAAATTTAGCATCATCTCAATCTTATACTTACACAGTAACTGCATCAAATGGTTATGCAACATCTTCTGCCTCTTCCGCCTCATCAGGTGTTACGGCAACAACTGTTCCAGCAGCACCAACAATTGGCTCAGCTAGCACAGGAAATGCAAGTGCAACTGTTGCTTACACAGCGGGTGCAACAGGTGGCGCAGCTGCTACATATACTGCAACATCTAGCCCAGGTGGACTTACAGGCACAGGATCATCTCCAATTACAGTTTCAGGACTTACAAATGGAACTGCATACACATTTACCGTAACCGCAACAAATGCAAACGGAACATCAGCAGCAAGCGCTGCAAGCAGTTCAGTTACACCATCTGCTGATTTAATAGTTGAATACCTTGTTGTTGCAGGTGGTGGTGGTGCTGCTTACAACCGTGCAGGTGGCGGTGGTGCAGGTGGTTTGTTAACAGGAAGTTACACTGCATCTTTAAATACATCATTTGCTGTAGTTGTTGGAGCAGCAGGTACTGGTTCAGAGGCTGATCCTGGCGCACTTGTTGCAACAAAAGGTTCAGATAGTTCACTCTTTGGGTTTACTGCTTATGGTGGTGGAGCATCTGTTTACGGTAGTCAATCTACTGCCAATGGCGGCTCAGGTGCTGGTGGTGTTGAAGCAAATACTACAGGTGGAACAGCAACTTCAGGACAAGGCAATGCAGGCGGCAATGGTTCTGGCACAGGTAGCGGCGGCTCAGGTGCTGGTGGAGGTGGCGGAGGACAAAGTTCTGCTGGTTCTGCTGGTTCAGGTACTAATGGTGGTGCAGGTGGTGCAGGTTGGACAATAACCTCAACATTTAATTCATCACCAGCGTTTTCAGGAATGACAGTTTTGTCTTCAGGTGGAGGCGGAGCAGCACCATATGGAACTGCTGGCGCAGGTGGAACGGGTGCTGGTAATGGTGGATATGGAACAGCCTCAACTACTAATGGAAATGGTGGCAACGCTACTTCTTATGGTTCAGGTGGAGGTGGTGGTGCTTATGGTGGTGGCTATGCTCAAGGAAAAGGTGGCTCAGGTTATCAAGGAATTGTTGTTGCTCGTTATCAATCTGCAACGCAAAAAGCATCAGGTGGAAATACTATTATTTCTTCAGGTGGATATTATTATCACACATTTACTTCTTCGGGAACTCTCAATACAACTCCATCATATCTTGCTAAAGCAAAAGGTGGAACAGTAACTACTAACGGCACCCATTGGATTCATACCTTTACTGGTTCAGGAACATTTACTCCTACTCAATCTTTAACTGCTGACTACTTGGTAGTTGCTGGCGGTGGTGGAGGTGGTGGTTCCCTTGGAAATTATGCCGATGGTGGTGGCGGTGGCGCTGGAGGTTTGCGTTCAACTGTTACTGCAACTGGCGGAACAGGTTCTTTAGAAACTCCATTATCTTTAACTGCTCAGGCTTACACAGTTACAGTTGGTGCAGGTGGGGCTGGTGCTTTCGGTGCGGCTGAAACAATAGCCTCTCACGGAAGTAACGGTGGAACCTCTGCATTTGGAAGCATTTCAACGGTTGGCGGTGGAGGTGGTGGTGCAAGAAAATCAGGCGACACATCAATATCTAGTGGTAATGTTGGCGGAAGCGGTGGCGGAAGTGCTAACTTAAATGGCGTTGTAAATAACACTACTGTTGCAGGTACAGCCAACGAAGGTTTTGCTGGTGGCGGTTCTAATAATACAGGCAGTTTGCCAGGTGGCGGCGGTGGCGGTGCTGGCGGTGCAGGTGGAACTGGTAATCCCAATGGTGGAACTGGTGGTGTTGGTAGGAGCATTTCTATTACTGGCTCATCTGTGGATTATGCGGGTGGAGGAGGCGGTGCAAGTAGAAGCGGTGGAGTTGGCGGAACTGCAAGTTTTGGCGGTGGAGCAGGTGGAGGGTTGGCAGCAGGAACTCAGGGAACAAATAACACAGGCGGTGGTGGAGGTGGTGGAGTTGTTGCTAGTAGTGGCTTAGGTCAAGGCGGTAATGGTGGTTCAGGTATTATTATCATTCGATATGCAGTATAACTAAAGGTATAATAAATATATGTCATATCAATTAAAGGTAATTAAAGACTATCCTATCGGCTTCTGGCCATTGGATGAGTCTTCTGGTTCTACCGCCTTAGATAGATCTGGGTGTGGAAATAATGGAGCATATATAGGCTCTCCAATATCAGACATATTGCCATTAATTTCAGGTGGAATATCAGGAACAAAAATAACAAATACTTCGTACGTAACATTACCTATAACTAAAAACTATTATGGAATTTCAACAACGGCGGGAATGGGAACAAAGTATTCATCAGATAATGATTTTACAATTGAGTGCTGGGTATACCCTTCAATAGTTTCATCTTCATCTACTCCAATAATGTCAGACAATTCAAACAACATCGGGTTATATCTTGAAAATGGCGATGTTGTTTTTAAAGTATCTGCTACAGATTTAATTAGATATCCAATAACATACTCTAAAAGAGCTTTGCATATAGTAGGGGTTTATTCAGTATATTCAATTTCTTTATATGTTGATGGAAGATTAACAGCAAACAAATCCCTAGCAGATGATTTTAAATTTACAAATACAACACTATCACTTGCTATTGGGCCAACCACATCATCTGGAGATTCTTTTGTGATTGATGCTCCCGCAATTTATAGATACTCGCTTTCTAACGCTTCTATACAAAGACATTTTGGAGATGGTAATTTTTCTGCTCCCGCCATTCAAGTTGTTGCCCCAGATGAGGGAATTCTTTTTTCTTGCACAGATGCTTCTATAAGAGCGCAGTTTCAGTACTCCTATCCAGTAAATAGAAATTGGTCGGAATTCCTTGATAACAATACTTACTACAATGAATCTGCAGGGTATATCTCTTTTTATAAAACAGACTCAGTGTTATCAAAAACATTTATTCTTCAAGATTCATTTTTAATACCTAGCCAAGTACCATTTGTTACCTCAAAAGTGGAATGGAGAAATGATTTAGGCATTACAGTTCAATCAAGTTTGGACGGAACAAATTGGCAGAACTGTTCAAATGGACAGCCTTTGCCTCAATATACAAAAGATTCATTTAGTAGCGTGGGAGTTGTACATATTAAAATAACTATGACCACTACAGATGCTAGCAAATACTTGCCAAGACTAGCATATTTTGCAGTTAGCTTTTATACCAACAAAGATGTTTATGCTGATAATTATGGAGATACAATAACATCTTCAACTGAGTATTATTTGGGATCATTAAATTACCCGCTTCTTTCAAGACATTATGATAATGGAATAAGAACTAAGGCTGGTGCAGGCTTTAATCTGACCACTACGGGCTCTGTAAAGTCATTAGAGATGTTCTTAACACCTTCTGACCTTACGGCTAACACCTTGCTTGATGTGGCCTCTACGGGCTCATACACGGCCTCTAGGTACTCCTGGACAAACGGCGGGACCATAACAAAAACCAATATGCTAAAGATATATGTAAACGGAGTAGATAAGACAAGCCAGACAAATATAGCAAATGTGTTTTCTGCAAATCAATTACATCATATTGTATTAGTTCTAACACAACCTGCTTCAGGAATATTAAAGTTTAATTATTCAGGCTCAGGTGGGCCATCCTGTCTATATAACAATATTGCTATATACGCAAAGGAATTGACAGCATCTATTGCCGCCACCCACTATGACCTATATGTAGGAAGGCCTTCAGTTTCAGTATTAGATCCGTCAATTATTATGACAGAAAAAGACATTCAGTCCTATAACAATGACTGGATTGTGTTACAAAGCATATAAATTTGTCCAACTTTGTGACAAAAAGCTGGACTTGTGTAGGAAATAATGGTAAAATAAATTACTATGGATATCAATCATATAAATACCAAAGTTCTTGAAGAAGAGTCTACCCTTGGGATATATGTTTGGGAGATGCCAGATGGCAGATGGATCGGAGATGATGATGGGAACTTTCTTTCAGTCACGTCTAAAAAAGGAAATAGATCCAGAATCGATGCTTTGGCTAGAGAAGTTCGCTCATTCGGTATTTATGAAGGCGGGCCTAAATTTCTTTCTGCAAGAAGAAAAATTGACGATGAAGAATTTCAACACCAAAAGCAAAGACTTGACTGGGGACTAGTCCCAGACCCACTAGATATTGGAAGTTATAAAGACGATATGAAAAAATTAAGGGGTATGAGATGAGCGTAGAATTTATTGACGATGAGAGTTCTGAAAATATAATTGATATTTCAAACACAGCAGACTGGTTCTCCTTAAAAAAGGATCAAGTAAGCAATGACCCATTTGCTGCTGGAGTAGATGAATTAAAAAAAGTTAGAGGATTAGGATCCTCCTTTAAACGAAAGATAAGCAGAGAATTTTCTAAATCATTTACTGGCGTAGAAGGAACGGGAACACAGCAAAACCTATTAGCACAAGCTATTACAGGATATGCTATGTTCGACTTAGTAGAGCCAACATACAACCTTGAATATCTTTCGGTAGTATATGAAACATCAACATATAACTATGCAGCAATTAATGCAAAGGTTGCAAACATTGTTGGACTAGGCTATGATTTTGTAGAAACAAAGAAAACAAATGATGCACTAGATGCACTCACAGATGACAAGTCTCTTGAAAGAGCACGTAGAAAAATAAGCAAGTTGCGTCAGGATATTCACGGATGGCTTGATACAACAAATGATGAAGATACATTTACTCAAACTTTAATTAAGGTGTATACAGACCTAGAAGCAACAGGCAATGGCTATATTGAAATTGGCAGAACTACAGGCGGAAACATTGGATACATTGGACACATTCCAGCAAAGACAATGCGTGTACGCAGGCTAAGAGATGGCTTTATTCAATTGCTTTATGGAAAGGCAGTATATTTTAATAATTTTGGAGAATCAGAAACAGAGAATCCAATTGCGGGGCAAGAAGATCGCCCAAATGAAATTATTCATTTGAAGAAGTATACCCCTATGAATAACTATTATGGTATTCCAGACATTATTGCCGCACAAGTAGCACTTGCAGGAAATGAATTATCTGGCAGATATAACCTAGATTACTTTGAAAACAAGGCGGTACCAAGATATATTATTACAGTAAAGGGAGCAAAGCTTTCTCCAGAGTCAGAGAGAAAATTGCTTGAATTTTTCCAGGTCGGATTAAAAGGAAAGAATCACAGATCACTATATATTCCACTTCCAGGAGACACCCCAGACTCAAAAACAGAATTTAAGATGGAGCCAGTGGAGGCAAATCCACAGGAGTCTTCATTTAATATTTATCGTAAATCAAATAGAGATGAAATCCTATTGGCTCACCGTGTCCCAATTAATAAAATTGGAACCCCAGAAGGCGTAAATTTGGCAGTGGCAAGAGATGCGGACAAAACATTTAAAGAGCAGGTTTGCCGTCCAGCCCAAATGATTTTAGAGAAGAAAGTAAATAAAATATTTGAGGAAAAGACAGATGCCCTAGCACTTAAATTTAATGAATTAACTTTAACTGATGAAGATACTCAGTCTAAAATTGACGAAAGATATTTAAGAATGCAGGTAATTACCCCTAATGAAGTTAGAATTAGAAAGGGAATGATTCCTCTAGATGGCGGAGATGATGTTATTGAATTAAAGGGTCCAGCAAAAGCCGAGCAAACAGCCGTGGCTGGAAATACCCGACAAAGATCCCAAGATCGCCAAGCAAATACCCCAGATATTTCTGGAGAGGGAAGAAATGCTAAGGGCGACGGCAGACAGGTTGACTAACCCCACTCAACTGTTATTTGCCTTTTTATCTATAAGTCGCTAAAATTAAGCATATGAATATTGAAAAGTCTTTATGGACTAGCCATGGCAATGACATTAACTTGTCTGTTCCTTTCACTAAAGTTAACCGTGAAAATAGAACTGTCTCTGGTTTTGCAACACTTGACAATGTAGACCAGACTGGTGACGTTGTAACTTCTGAAGCAAGCGTAAAGGCCTTTGAAAGCTTTCGTGGGAACATTCGTGAAATGCACGGATCTCTTGCGGTTGGCAAGATGGTTTCTTTCAAACCAGAAACTTTCTATGACCCAACAACCAAAGAATTTTATAACGGCGTTTATGTAACAGCATACATTTCAAAAGGCGCACAAGATAGCTGGGAGAAAGTTCTAGACGGAACTCTTTCAGGATTCTCAATCGGCGGGAAGATTAAAGAGTCAGATAACGAAGTTAATAAAGCTACAGGTAAAACTGTAAGATTTATTAAAGACTATGAATTGATGGAGTTGTCAATTGTAGACTCTCCAGCAAATGAGCTATGTAACATTCTTTCTATCCAGAAAGTAAATGGACAATACATTGCAAAAGGTATAGCAGTAGATGTTGTAACCGAAAATATTTTTTACTGTGAAGACAGTAACTCTGTTTTTATCTCAACAGAGAAAACATATGACTCACCAGTTTCTGGTAAGCCAGCACAACTAATTGGTTGGGTTGAGAGTTCAGATGTTAACAAAGCAAAAGAGATTGATAAGATTCTTGATGCGTACAAGCACTCAAGATTTACGTTGCCTGATACACAAAAAATTGCAAAACAGGCAAACGCAGAAGGAGGTAATGAAATGTCAGAAAACACAGAAAACGTAGTTGCTGAAGATGTTGCAGTAGATGCAGCAGTTGAAGTAGCCGTTGAAGATACAGCAGTTGTTGCAGAAGATGCAGCACCAGCTGAGGCTCCTGCAGATGCAGTAGCAGAAGACACTCCTGCCGAGACTCTGGAAAAAGCAGCCGAAGTATCAGAAGATAAGGTTGATGAACCTGATTTTGCGAAGATGTTAGGCGATCTAAAAGGCTTTTTCTCAGAAACTCTAAACAAGGCATCTGAAGCAAATGCTGCACAAGTTACAACAATCCAAGAGACTGTTGAGACTTTCAGCAAGAGCGTAGATGCTAGAATTTCAGAGTTGGCAGAACAACACACAGTACTTTCAAGTGCTGTAAATGATATCAAGAGCACGATTGATGGTGTACAAAAGCGTGTCGACGCAGTAGAATCAGAGACTGCAATTAAGAAGTCTTCAGATCTTGGCCGATCAGAAGAAGTAACAATCAAAAAATCCAAATGGAACGGTTCTTTCCTCGGTTCCGTGAACGAAATATTTAACTAAGGTAGGTATAAATAATGAGTAATGAAACATTAGAAAAAGCAATTGCAACTGGCACAACAGCCCGCGGTACCTTTACTTCTTCTGGTAGCACTGTAACAGGTGTTCACACAGCACAAGAAGCAGGTAACGGCGGATTACTAAATCCAGAACAATCAGCTCGCTTCCTTGACTATATGTTCGACGCAACCGTAATCGGCAAAGTCGCACGTACAGTTCGTATGAAGTCAGACACAGCCGAGATTGACCGTATGTCCGTTGGTGAGAAGCTTATGAAGCTTGCAACTGAAGGAGATAACGACGCTGCTAACAATGCAGTAACTTTCTCAAAAATTTCTTTAACAACAAAGAAACTCCGCATGGACTGGGAGCTTTCAACTGAGTCTCTAGAAGATAACATCGAGGGTGCAGATCTAGAAGATCATATTGCACGTTTGATGGCAACACAGGCAGGAAATGACATCGAAGATGTTATTCTAAACGGTGATACATCTCTTACAGGAGACGCTCTTTACAAGTCATTTGATGGCGTTGTAAAGAAGGCAAAGGCATCAGGTCGCGTCGTAGACGCAGCAGGTGCTGAAGTTTCTCGTGAAGTATTCAACAAGGCACTTAAGGCTATGCCACGTAAGTACAAGCAACGTCGTGCAGACCTTCGCTTCCTTGCTGGATCAAACTTGATTCAGGACTTCCTATACAAGAACAGTATTGGAACAAACCAGACAATTCCACAGGACATCGCTTCAAGCGTAATCCGTGGCGGAGTCGCACCACTAGGTGGACCTGCAGGATACGTAGCACCATTCGCGTTCGGTATTCCGATCATCGAAGTTCCGCTACTTGCAGAAGCACAGACTGGTACACACTCAGGAGCTTCAGGTTCACACGGAGATATCCACTTGTCATTCCCAAATAACGTAGTTATTGGTGTCAAGCGTGATGTAACTGTTTACCGTTTCTTCTGGCCACGTAAGGACTCAATTGAGTACACAATGTATACTCGTGTTGGCGTCCAGATTGAACAAGCAGATGCTTGGGTAGTCGTAAAGAACGTTAAGGTTGCTTCTTAATTAAGAAATAACCCCCGAAAGGCCCCTAATTAATTTTAGGGGCTTTTCATTTTAATTTAACAATGCTATAATTGAATAACCTAACAAAGGAGATAATATGTCATTTGACACATTAAAAGTAGCAGAACTCAGAAAAGTTGCAGAGGACTTTGCAGTTGACACTGATGGATTAAAAAATAAGGCCGATATTGTTGCCGCTCTTGCCGAAGAGGGAGTAACATGGTCTGTATACCAAAAGACTATTAAAGATATCGAGAAGGCGGAAGATGAATTCAGCGAAGATTCAGAAGAAATTCTTCCACGATTCAATCCTGATTCTCAGCCAGAAAATACAATGCTGGTCAGAATGACTAGAGAGAATCACAGATATGATATTCTTAACTACACATTTACCAAAGAGCATCCTTTTGTCGCAATGACATCAGAAGACGCTCAAGAAATTTTTGACAAGGAGGAGGGTTTCCGCTTAGCAACTCCAAAGGAAGTTCAGGAGTACTACGCTTAACCTTTATTAAATGGAAATTCTAGTAGGTTCAAATTCACCAGTAACACACAAAGTGTTTTGGCAGGGGCAGCTAACTGACTCAGACAGTCTTCCAGTTGTTAGGCTATATGACATTACAGAAGATCCAGCAATATCCCCACCTATTAACCCTGGAACAATACTTGCAACATTAACGGCGGTAAAGTCGGAAGTAGATGCAGGTACATACGTAGTATATATTCCAGTATCATATACCACAAGACAGAGACAGCTTAGACTAAATTGGTCATACACAGTTGGTTCAGTTTCTACAGAAAAAAGCCATAAGATTTATGTGCAGACTCCGTATACAGATTTGAGTCAAGCAATTGATTCTTTAGGGTTGGGATCTGACTTTTCAGATCCTAATTCTAAATCATATTTTGAATTATGCAGTGCTGAAAGATATGCTAGAAAATTAATTGAAGCATATACTCAGCAACAGTTTTATTTGTATGATGATGTTCAAATAGCATATGGATCAGGATCTGATGTTTTGCCTTTGCCTTATAAATTAGCAGAACTTCATGAGCTATATCAAAATGATATACTGCTACTAAACACTTTAACCAATGTTAATAACTGGAACTATAATACAATTATTTCAGAGAGCGGATTTGGAATAAGAATTAATAGAGCAAATATGCTTGATAATACCGTATATACAGCAAATGGTATGGTTCCACCTCCAACTAATGATGTATGGAATGGCGTCTTCAAACAAGGAGTAACATACAGAGTTCAAGGTAGATTTGGATGGGAAGAAGTTCCTGATGAAGTTGATCTTGCATGTATTGAATTAATGAAAGATTATTTCTCAAAGGATAAAGTTTGGCGTAATAAGTACATGAAGTCAATACAAACATTTGACTGGAAATTCGAGTACAATTCTGGTACATATTCAGGAACTGGCAATCTCTATGCAGATCAATTGCTTCTTCCATATGTTATCAACAAAATGGTTGTGATCTAATGTATGATCTTGTTGACTCCGTTATGCCTATGTTCATTGATATCTACAAACAATTTGACCTACAAGATGCAGACACAGGATCAATAAAAAAAGAATGGCAGTTTGACAGAACTGTTCCATGCAGCGCAAAAGGTATTATTAGCAACTCCTCTTCAAGCCGAACTGGAGATAAACAAATTATATCTAATAAATATGCTAACGATCAAATTCTTCAAATCAGAACATCGGATAAAATAACATTAAGAGAAAAAATTACAAATATTAGAGATGCCGAAGGAACCGTTGTCTGGGAAGAATTAAACTTTCCTAGCAATACCCCTACGGTTTATGAATTAATGGGAATAACTCCAATGACAGATCCATTTGGCGCAGTAATTGGATATAACTCTACTGTCAAGAGATCGGAAAATCAGACAATTGGACAATAGCAATCTTTTGGTTACTGCCGCCAGCGGTTTACAAAAAACCATGGTGGGCACTAAGGGGGCTATTTTAAAAGATAGTACCGTTGCTCAAATATCTGCAGCAATATATTATCAAGCTGAGGTAGTATCCAAGATAACAACAAACAAGCAATTTCAATCTAGATTTCAATCTGTCATTTTTAAACAACTTCAACAAGATTTTGGTCTGTATGTAGATGCACAGGCTAGAGTAAATCCTCAATCCTTGCATCATGTGTATGAGTGGAATAAGGTTGGCAATTCTGGATCTAGACTATTTAAATTAAATGTAACGGAAAGAAATGGATTATCTTTTAAATTAGGATCAACATTTTTAATGTCTAAATCATCCGTTCCCAATTCATTTGGCAAAAGAAAATATGTATTTAAAAATAAAGCTTCTGTGATGGAAGCTGGAATGCCTGTAATAATTAGCCCAAGGGCTGCTAAGCGCTTAGTATTTGAAACTAGTACTGGAACAGTCTACATGCCTATAGGGGCCTCAGTGACCGTTACAAGGCCTGGTGGAGGCAAAGCTACAGGAAGATTCCAAATTGCATATGCAAGATTCTTTACTGGTAACCTAGTAAATCTATCAATTAAAAGATCAGGATTTCAACAAATATTTAATTCATCATTAACTAAAGCAATGAGACTTCCTTCAGATGTAAAAAAAGTTAAATATTCTTTTTCTGCAAACACATTAAACATGCAAGCTGAGTCAGCAATTGCTTCAGCATTTGGAGGGGTATAATGACCGTAGATTATAAAGCAGACATAATGCTTGATTTAAGAAAGTACCTTTGGGCTCAATTAAAATCCAATAGTATTTTTACAGCTACCGATTATTATTCAGATAATATAGGACAAGAGATTGTTCCAATTATTCCTGTACAACAATCCCCAGAAATGAACCAATTTTTGAGCGGGAAGAAGCACATAGTCTACGATAAGATAGGACTATCATATGAGGACAACTGGGCAATATGCTGTGAGCAGATATTGTTTACCATATATTCAACAGATGTTTCAGAGATTAATGAGATTAGAAATTTAATGACAGACCTATTCAGGAGAATGGATGATTCGGCTAGGGACGCAAATGCCTATTCTGGCATATCTAGCAAGTTTAAATTCTTTAGCATATTTGTTGCCGACATTTCTCCAACAGCCCCATCTGAAGAATTAGCAGGGTTCTTATCCTCAGATGTAATTCTTGAGGTCAAATACGCAAGACACCTAGACACGACTGGCAGATTCCTTTAATTTGCCTTTGGGCGCATTATACTCTATTATTGTACATAGAGGGAAGGGCCTAGCCAGCCAAGATTTAATGATTTACAACAATATATATATATTTTTATAAATAGGAGGAAAATAACTATGGCACAATCCGTAGGTAATGCTAAAAATATTCTAGTTGGCGCATCTCCATTGTTCTTGTCGAACGTTGACATTAACGATGCAGATTATATCGCTAACGCAGAAGCAGGCGTTGCAATTGCATCGGGTGCAAATACAGTAGGAGTTCCAGCGTTCGCGTCAGGAGTATCATACGTAAGCACACTTAATGGTGTAAACCAATCAGCAGGACTATTTGGATACCGTAACGTTGGTTTCACCAACAATGGTCTTCAAATCACATACAACCCAACATACGATTCAGTAACAGTAGATCAGTTACTTGATACAGCTAAACTGTTCAAGTCTGCAATGGAAGTTATGATCGCAACAGAAATGTCAGAAGGTACTTTAGAAAACATTGTAACCGTATTCGGACAATCAGCAGATTCACTTTCAACAACAGGAACTGGCGTAACTAAGGTTGATACACTTAAGATTGCAGCAGGTTCCCTAGGAGCCGCTCCAACAGAGCGTCAATTAATTGCAGTTGGACAAGCTCCAACAGCAGGATCAACATCGTCAGAGCGTGTATATTATGCACGTCGTGTTTTGTCTGTACAACAGTCACAGCACTCTCTTGCACGTACTACTCCAACCACATTCCCAGTGACTTTCCGTCTTCTACCAGATGCTAACTATTCTGGCTCAGAATACGGCAAGATTATTGACCGTGTACTAGTAGCATAATAAATTTAATTTATTAATGAAAACCCCCAGGAAACTGGGGGTTTCTCATTTGTGTAGATAATACCTATATGTTATAATAATTAAGACTAGATCCTAGGAGGATTAAATTGGCAACAACAGTATATAGCGTAGAAGAAGTAACGCTTCAAAATGGCTCAACGGTTAAGTTGAAGCCCCTAAGTATCAAAGAGCTAAGAAAATTCATGCTCGTTCTACAAGCAGCAAGCGATTCAACTACAGAGGCTCAAACACTCAACGTATTAATTGACGCAGTTGCAGTAGCACTTGAAAAACAACTACCAGAATTGGTAGCAGATAGAGATGCATTAGAAGATGCACTTGACGTCCCCACAATCAATCGCATACTTGAGGTATGTGGTGGGATTAAGATGGACGACCCAAACCTTCTAGCGGCAGCGGTTCTGGCTGGTCAGAATTAGATTTAGCCGCTTTAGAGGGTGAAGTATTTCTTCTGGGTCACTGGAAGAATTACGATGAACTAGAAGAAAGTCTTTCAATGCCAGAACTTATTCAAACATTGAAATCTTTTAAGAAGCAAAAGTCGGAAGACAGAAAGTTTACGGCAAGCCTTAAAGGAATCAATATAGATATAGATGAGGAAGACTCACAACAGCAAGGAAAAACTTTTGAAGATATACAAAGAAGAGCTCTTGGTATAAAGGCTTCAGGTGATGATATAGTTTCTTTACAAGGAAGTATAGCAGCGCAAGCAGGGTTTGGAATTGGTGCAGGTCTAGGCTACACAGAGGAGTAACATAAATATAAATGGCTGATGAAAATATTGTAACTAATATAGTTGCTAATGCTAATTTCTCAGGTCTTATTGCAGATGTCAATAAGGTTGCAGCCTCCCTATCTAAACTTCAAGCACAAATAATTCAGTCGGATGCAAGACTTGCAAGTCAAGTAGCGACTATGAACAGATCTTTTGGTGAAAACCTAAGAAGAACTGGTCAATTTGCATCACATTTTGTTACACTAACATCAGATGTTGAAAAGTTTGGCACCAACCTAGACAGGGGCCAAATGAAGCTGAAGCAATACTTTCAGACATTTCAACAACATACAAAAACTCAGGGCGGGTTAATTAGAGACCTTGCTAAACAACAGGTCGCATTACAAAATGCAATTATACAGCCAATGGGTAAAAACGCTCAAGGGCTTATGCAATATAGCGTACATATCCCACAAGGTCTTGACGCAGTAAAAAATAAAACTGCTTTAGCAAGACAAGAGCTTCAAATCATGAATAAAGTTATTCAAGATGGTGGAGTTCAAATGATTAACTGGGGTAAAAATACTCAGTGGGCAGGCCGCCAGCTAACAGTAGGATTAACCGTACCGCTAGCAGCATTTGGAATGGCTTCCGCAAAAGCATTTAGAGAAGCAGATGCTGAACTAACAAGACTTACTAAAGTGTATGGCGGAATTGCAGCAACCTCATCAGCAGATCTATCAAAGATAAGAAATGAAGTTTCAGCAACAGCAAAAGAAATTTCAAAAGCCTATGGTGTATCTTTTAAAGATACTATTACCCTTGCAGCAGATATTGCAGCAACTGGTAAACAGGGTAACGATTTGTTAGCTTCTGTTAAAGAAACAAGCAGACTTGCCGTACTTGGAGAAGTAGACAGACAAGATGCAATGAAGGCCACCCTGGCAATTCAAAATACATTTAAACAAAATACAGATCAACTTTCTGAATCTATTAACTTTCTTAACGCAGTTGAAAACCAGACATCAACAAGTCTTGCAGATTTAATTGAAGCAATTCCAAAAGCGGGACCAGTTATTCAAGGAATGGGTGGAAGCGTAAAAGATTTAGCCTTGTACCTTACAGCAATGAAAGAAGGCGGAATCAATGCTTCGGAAGGAGCAAACGCTCTTAAGTCTGCTCTTGCTTCATTAATTAATCCAACAAAAGTTGCAAAAGGAATGTTTGCAGACATGGGCATAGACCTTGGAGGAATTGTAGCAAAAAATGCTGGAAATCTAACCGATACAATTACAGAATTGCAAAAAGCATTAGACTCCCTAGACCCATTGCAAAAACAAAAAGCTATTGAACAATTGTTTGGTAAATTTCAATTTGCTCGTATGAATGCATTATTTGCAAACCTTGGAAAGCAAGGAAGCCAAACACTTCAAGTTATGGATTTAATGAAATCCAGCTCAGCCGAATTAGCAGGTGTAGCGGGTCGAGAATTAAGTATGGTAACAGAGTCAGCTTCTGGAAAATATAGAAGAGCCCTTGAAGGATTAAAAGCAGACTTAGCCAGTATGGGCGAAGAATTCTTAAAAGTTCAAACATTTTTTATTAATGTTACGGACGGTATTTTAAAGTTTATTAATAAATTGCCAGCTCCAGTTAAAACAATTCTAACATTTGTTACTGGATTAACAGCAATTATAGGGCCAGTAATTATGTTAACGGGTGTTCTTGCCAACTTTTTTGGATATATTATTAAAGGAGCATCACACTTTAGATCTTTGTTTAAAGGCGGAGAAGGCTGGAAGATGCTTACGCCAGAAATTCTGGCAGCACAAAAGGCAGGATCTCTTGTTGAGGCAACATTCTATAGTGATGCTAAAGCAGCTACAGTATTAAAAACAGCAATTGCAGGGCTTGTAACAGAATTTGAGCTGCTGCAAAATAAGGCAATGACAGGTGCGGTATCAGTAGCACCAGCAATGTCAACAATGGCAGGCAATCTTGTTAAAGGTAGCAATGGAAGAGTTGTTAATCCAAACCACGCTTTGATTAGCCCTGAAGATACTAGATCAATGTCTCACCTTAACCCTGTTGCTGGGATGACTGGAGATCAAAAAGCAGCACAAACAATTTTCGGAGTAGTTCCTGGAGCACCAAAAGTTAATCAAAAAATTGGAAACAATCCTCAGATGTATATGAATGGGGACCTTCCAAAGATTCAAGGACTTACATCAATAGGTGGAGCATCTACAGGTATTGTTGCAGCAGAAGCTGCAAAATGGCATTCAATGACAGGCGCACTTGCAATGCAATCACAAGCAGAAATTGAATTGTTAAAGAAAGAAGTAGCAGCAACAGGTCTTATAACAACATCATTATCTGATTCATATCAGGCTTTGCTTCCAACAATGACTAAGCTTACTGCAAATGCAGCTACTGCATCAGCCGCAATTGTTGCAGAATTACAAGCAGACAAAATAAACGTAGATCAAGCAAGAGCTAAAATTATTCAATTAAATGCACAAGTAGAGTCTATGATTGCACAAGCATCAATAGATATTGCGGGTCAACAGGGAAGAACAATTGGCTTAACAACAGTGCCATTATTAAATCAGCCAGTAGTTAATAATGCTGGTAAGTCTAATATGAAAGAGCTTCTTCGACCAGGAAGAACTAGAAGTCTTCTTAATAAAATTGCTAGCGGATTAGGAGTAAGAACATTTGGTGCTGGATATAGCACAGAAACAACAATGCCAAAAAGATTTGAAACAGGAACTGTTGCATATCGTGGCGGGTACGCAAGTCCAATGGCTAAATTAAAAGCAGCGGAAATGTTAGCTAATTTTGCAAAAAGGTCAGGATTAATTGGTGGATTAAAAACAACAGCAAGAAGATCAGCAAGAGCTGGCGGACAAAAAGGCGCTGGAATTACTTATGGAGAATTGTCTAAAAGAAAATCATCAATATATGATGATCCAGAAATGCAAGCGTATGGCATTACTCCAACAACAAAAGGCGTAGGACAAGATAATGAATATTTAATTCATGGTTATGGAAAATCATTTAATAACGCCACAAAAGGTTTAGACAGACAGGGTTCAAGCCCAATTTTAAGACAAGATCAATACGAACAATACGGAATTGAAATGTCTGCAGCTACCGCAAAGCACTCTGCGCTTCAAGTAGCACCAACTCAATTTATTAAAAACAGAAAAGGTTTTAATGAAGGTTTAAGAGATGGAACTGCAACTCCAGGTGATTTTAGAAAAGTAGAAGGATCTGATATGGTCAGCCTACTTCTATTTTTAAAAGATCAAAAAGTTAAACCTGAAGTTGCAAAAACAATTGCAAACCGTGCAGCTGATGTATTAAATCAACAAGTTCTTAATCATAGAGGAGTAATTAACGAAGCAACATTTGGATCAATGTTAAATCGTGCTTCAGTACGTGCAATTGATAGTGCATATAAACCAAGTATGGTTCGATCTATAAACCATATGGGTTCTGATGCTCACTCAAAAAATCAAGGACTTTTTCCAAGACCGTATGCTGATGGCGGAGTTAACATCCCTGGGTATGCTGGTGGAGTTACTCGTCTTGATGGATATGGTGGTGGAGATAGTGTACCAGCACTTTTAGAGCCAGGTGAATCTGTTATTACAAAAACTGGAACAAGAAAAAATGAAGGTGCATTGCATTTAATGAATGCTGGTTACAGTGTAGATGAAATGATGGGATTTGAAGAAGGCGTAGTTGGACTTAGACAAGCAGCTTCTCAGGGGTTCCAATCTCAAACTTCAAAGGGCTATCTTGGAAAAGGCTTAATGAAACGTCCAGAGGGCGGCGGAATGGGCATGGGAACTCAAATGGGAATCATGATGGGTGGAGCAGCCGTTGGACAAAGCATTGGCGGAGGCATGGGAACTGCAATTACAGCCGCTGCAACTATTCTTCCAATGTTGCCATTTCAAAAAATATTACCACTAATTAGCAGAGCAGACAAAAGCGTTGGGTTGCTTACACATGGATTAGGACTTGCTGGTAAAGCTGCAGGCTTATTAACAAGAATGCTTCCTGGTGCCGCTGTAATAACTACACTATACCTTTTGTATAAAGGATACCAATCGTGGCAAAAACAAATTGCTGATACACGTAGAGAACATGTTATGCTTAATGGTATTACCGAAAAGGGTGCTAAAGAAGCTGGAATAAGTTACAAAAACATTGGAAACTCTATTAAAGATGTTAGAGAACAATTAAAGCTTCAAAAAGAAGCTGGTCTATCTGCATATGATGCCATGACTCCTTCAGGAGTATCTGGATTAACATTAACAATTACTCAATTAAAAGAATTAAAGAAAACAGCAAAAGAAACAATGCCAGAGCTAGTTGGAACATTTAACAGTATTGATTCTTCTAAAGTTACTGATCTTGCAGTTAATTTAAAAGCACAGTTTGTTGCTGCTGGAATGAGTGCACAAGATGCAACTAATAAAATTTATGCAATTATAGAAGCATCAAATAAAATTGGACAAGGATTTGGTGCAATTGCATCATCAGGATTTAAAGCAATTACGGATAGAGGATCTGCTGCCACAACAATAGTTAATTCTCTTCTTGTTGCTCTTCAGGAAATTGATACAATAGACCCTAAAGCTTTTGCTTCAAATGTGGATACAGTTATATCAAGTCTTGATGCTGCTGCCACCGCCCTAGTAGGAACAAAAGATGCACAGGGTAAAACAATAACACAAGCAGATGCACTTATTACTCAATTTGAAAAATTAAAGTCTTTAGGCGCAGACAGAGAAAAATTGGGAGCAAAAGCTTTAGAGCATTTAAAGAAAGAAAGACCAGATCTTGCTGCAATACTTAAGAGCTCAGATAGTATTGCTGGAGTATATGCTAAATGGCGTGTTCTTCTTGCTGGAGTTAACATTGATTTAAGAAGCATAACATCAGAACAAGCTATGGGAATTGCGGCATATGAAACAGCATTAAATATGGCTGCATCTGCATCAATATCAAATGATAAAAAAGGCGGTGCTTTAGCTACAGCAAATGCAAAAACAAAAAGCTTAACAGATAGTATCAAGGCTGGGGAAAAGGCTATAAAGTCTGCTCAAAAAACAGAAGCAGGTTTTAGTAAAGCTAAAATTAAAGCAATCCAAGATGAGATCAAGGCAATTGGAGATCGTGCTGATGCAAAAAGAAAAGCATTGTCAGATACTGTAGACGCAGAAAATACAGAATTAGAATTAAAGAAGCTACAGCTAGAAGCTCAATCGGCTCTTGCCCGTGGAGATAGAGATGCCGCTGAAGCCGCAAATTTATCTATTGAGCAATTAATTAAAGAAACTCAGTTAAAGAAAGCATCTGATAAAGTTACTGAAAATGAGAAAAAAGAAAAAGCAGTACAGCAAAAACTTCTTGATGATGATCAATCTATAAAAGATAAACAACAAGATAAAATTACTAAATATACCAACAACGGAGAAACTTTTGCAGAACAGTTGGCACAAATTAATGCTATTAAAACAGCTTTATCACAATTAGCAATTGATCAAGTTGAAAACAATGCGTTAAAAGATCCTACCAAAAAAGCAGAAGGTCAAAAGTCTTTAGATGGACAGCTGCAAACAATACTGGCTGGTCTTGAAAAGTCATCAGATATTGTTCAAAAAGCATTTCCAGGGTACGTAGATTCAAAAACAAATAAGGCCATAGCAACTAAAATTGTGGGGCTTCCAGGAGGACCAAGCGCAATGACTGGTGCTGGAGGAGAGTTTCAAAAACTTGTTGCAGAAATACAGGGTGGAGCTAAAGCAAATTTCACAGCAATGGCTGACAGCATTAAGGGTGGAGCAGACCTTGCAATGGTTGTTAAAGCAATGGGCGGAACAGTTAATAAGAGCAAAGCTCTTACACAAGCAGATATTACTGCAGCAATAAAAGAAAAAGCAAACAGCCCTAAACAATATTTAAAAGATCAAACAAAAGACGACGAGTCCCTTGAAGAAGGAGTCAGAAAAGCTATCATAGAAAAATATGGATTTAAAGCAGGCGACTCCTTTACCTTTAATAATAAAACTTATAATGTAAGAAATAGAGGCGGAGCACTTCCAGGTATAGAGGCAGTACTTACAAATAAAGCCCTTGGTGGCCCAGTAATTGCTGGACAAACATATGCTATAAATGATAGACTTAATCCTTTAGGATATCAACAAGAAGGATTTACACCGTTTACTCCACAAATGAGTGGAATAATTCACCCAAATGCAGCAACAATGCCTAGATATAATATTGCTAGCGGTGAAGTTACGGGTATGCGTGGAGGAGTAAATAGCTCTTATAACAACAATAGTTATTCTATTAGCATTGCATTAAATGGAACTAATGTTACCGCTGATGATGTTGTAAGAAGGTTTAAGCAAGAGATGGCATTAGTTAATGCAAAAGAAGGAAGATCTAAGAACGTGGGAGGATCAGTATAATGGCAATGACATTACCAAGAGGTTCAATTTTTAGCATAGAGGCTAAAGATCTTCTTGCCACCCCAGCTGGAACCACTAAAGTCTGGAATAAAGTTACAGAGCATAATAGAAGTGAGTTTAATATAAATGTTGAAAGAATTGAAAAAGTTGTTAGAACTTCAAGCGGAACACTAAGAAAGAATTTTGTAGCCGATAAAAGAAAGTTTTCAACATCATGGAGCATGCTTCCTTCATATAGAACTTTAACAGTAGATGGATCATGGGGAGCTCAAGATCTCAGATCTTTTTATTTAGGAGAAGAAGGACAAGGCTCATTTAAAATTAGAATTAACATAGCTCAAAATGGTGTATCTCAAGAATCATCAGGATATGAAGAGTATAATGTTGTTATTACTGATTGCAGTTTTGCAATAGCCAAGCGAGGTTTGCAGCCGCATTGGAATGTATCTCTAAGCATGGATGAAATATAATGCCAATATATGCAAGCCCCGCAGCAAAAACTGCGCTTGAACAAAATACATCTATTAATTTAAATGTAGGCTGTACATTTGAATATAATATGAACAGCCTAGTAGATAATATAGTTGTAACTGGCGCCGATATAACAAAAGCAGATGGAAGCAAGCCATTTAAAAAACTTTTTCCAATAGATTCTGTAATCAAGCCATCTAGACCCCTTGGATCTGGAGTCAAATATGGAATTACGGGAGACGTAGGATCTGGAACATATAGGGATCCAAGATCAAGCATATATTCAATTAACTATAGAACATACTATCCAGGCACAGATACATATTATAAATACTTTCTTTCTGGAAAAGGTTTAGGTGTAGATGTAACAATTACATATCCAAAAACAATACTTACCAATAAAATTATAGCAAGATTTGAAATATCTCATTCTACACCCCCCACCTGGAATATTTATGCAAATGGTTCATCTATTGCAAACGGAACAAGCACACAAATAAAACCATTTGTTTCTGGACAATACAATGCTGGTACATTAACTATTTATTATAATGGAACTGCGTGGGTTACAACTGAGCCAGCGATACTAGGTGCGCCAGTTAGCATAACATCTACTCGGTTGACTACGGGATCAGTTGCTGATAAATATATTGGAGTAATTGAACTGTCCCCAAGGCTGGTTTTAGATATAAGTGATTCTATCACCGACATTTCAATTTCAAAAGAATCATCTACAAGCGCAGAAGATATACTGCCTATTGGAAAAGTGTCTGCAAACTCTTTATCTTTGAGCTTAGCATCATATGAATCTGCAAGAAAAATTATATCTTTTGATAAAACTCTTTCTTTTGATTCATCAAAAATTTATCTATATAAGAAAATAGAAGTTAAACCGTATTTTAAATTTTACGGATCCTTTGGCACCCTTACAGATACGGGCGGGACATACGAAAAGATTAATCAGGGAACATTTTATATGGATAACTGGTCAACATCTGAGTATGGAGATATATCAATTACAGCATTAGATGGAGCAAAGACATTACAAGACGTAATAGCTCCAAGTATTATATGCGAAGGATATTCAGCAATTGCAATACTAAGAAGGCTTTTAGATTCAGTTGGTTTTATAAACTATAACTTTAATTTATCTGATACGGATGCCTCTGTATTTTCTCCAAGATTTTGGTGGACAGATGATTCTAAAACTGTATGGAATGCAATACAGGAGTTGTGTAGAGATTCTCAGATGACTGCAGTATTTGATGAAAATAATGTATTGCAGTTTTATACAAGAGACTATATGTTTAATTCATTAAAATCAACAGACTGGGATTTTAGATATTTAGCAAATGGATCTAACCTTTCAAACATTATATCTTTGTCAAAAAATGATTTAGCATCTGCCAACCAAGTAAAAGTTTTATGGAAAAGTGTAACCACATCAGAGTATGTTGGAAATTCTCAACCGTTATGGAAATCAGGAACGACGTCAATGGGAGCACTATCTCTTGAGCAAGATTTGCCATCCACAGTTGGCGTAGGAGGATACATTGCGCTTTCACCAATTACAATTAATACATATCAGGCAAAGACTAAAGTCCTTTATGAGTATAGTGGATATTTGGTAATTGATTCAGAGATTATTGAATACGATGCAATTCAATATGAATATTTAAATAGTAACAATACAAAAACACAGGTATGGGTTACAAGCGAATCAGATGTTCTTAAATATTTAGGGGTAGGGGTAGTAGGTGCTAAAAATTATCAACCAAGTGGTAAATATAGAATTAAAGCCAGAGGAGCATTTAATACAACTTCAGCAAATCATTATGCAGCAGCGTCAACAATATTAAATTCATGGAGTGGATATGAGGTGAACTGGGTCTAATGGCATATGCATATAACTTTTTAGACGGTGGATTTACTCCAATTCCAGCTCCTGCTCCAGCAAATCTAGTTATCCCTTGGATTTCTATTCAAACAACATCTACAACAAGAGCAGTAATAACTTTAGGAACACCTACTGGAACTACTGGTAGTTATTCTGGAGATTTGACAAGTACGGGAAGTTTTACTTTTTCAGATTTTGCATTTACAAGCGCCAGCGGAGTTTATGTTAAAGAAGGTTTAACACCAGGAAAAACTTATTATGTCAGAGGACGTGCATGGAGCGGGGCAAATCAGACTGGGTCTTATGGTGCTTGGATTACAGATTCATTTACCATGCCGTCACTTCAGTACAACCCTCTTACTGGTATTGTTTCAACTACTACTACGGTTTTAGCACCACCGAACTCAACAGCCTCTGCAGCGGGAGCAACTTCAACATCAAAGTCAAGCTCAGATGTAAAGCTAAATAATGCATCTATAGATACTGGAGCAGACGATGGAGAAGCGGTAGCAGTTGCACAGACCGTAACTGGATCCTCATTTGCAACAAGCGGAAATAGACAAGTAGAAAAATCTTTATTTAGAGTTACAAATAATTCTAAGGATCCGACTGCTTATTCTATTGCTACAAAAAATACTGAAATTTCAACTTCTTATACCCACTACTCGTTTGGAACGGGAATGTTTTTTCAAAGCAGCGCCACAAATGTTGATGCAGCTGGAGGCATAGGATTTTTTACAGATGATGTTGGAAAATCAGGATACTATGTTTTAATGCAAACAACTTCTAACCTTTCAAATACTGCAGACAGGGAAGTTAAAATTTTAAAAGTTGTTAATGGCAAAGTAAGAGAATTGAATGATAGTCAAAAGAAAAATCCAGCAAAGTCGTTGACTGGAATTTTAGGAGCAACATCTTATAAGGTTGATATAAAAGTTAAAATTGATGCGGGAGTAAGAGCAATTGATGTGTATATTAATAATTTTAAAATAAGCGCAATTGATACAGATTCTAATACAAGCACTGATCCTATAGACAAAGTGCTTCCAGTTACATCAAACATATCTATGTGTGCAACAACTGGGTCTGCATACTATGACTATGTATACGCGGTTCCTCTTGAAGCAAGCGAGTATAATTCTGGTATATTACAAAATGTATATAATGGTCAATTTAATGATACAGTTTTAAATTTTCTTTACGGAGAAAAGGTTTTAAGTAATTTTAATAAAACATCTTTAAAAAATGGATACCTGGAGGAATTTGGAACGGTTGCTCGTGAGTTAAGAAAAGTAAATATTAAATATGAGTCTAGACCAGGATATCCGCTATATCCAAGTTTAGGAATAAATAAGTTTGTAAACGTACTTGGCTCCAGACTTACCTCATTTGGGGCAGAGATTTATTTAATTAATAACGCTGGAACCTGGGTACCACTAGATGATTCGTCATTAAACTCATTCAGCGTCATTGGAAATTATCTAGTAACTTCAGGACAGCATGAATATAAAGATAGCACTATAAATGAATTTACAGATCCAGAACCTGTAGTTTTTGAATCACAATGGATCCAAAAAGAATCTGACGCCAAATCTATATCTAACTGGATTAAAGATTTGTGGTCAAAGCAGCAATCTGTAGTTACAATGCAAGTGTTTGGAAACCCATTAATTTCTGTTGGGGATATTGTGACAATAAACTACCCAGCTAATAATTTAGATGGGGTTAAAAAGTTTGTAATTATGAGTATATCAAATTCATTTAATCAGGGATTGGAGACCTCCATCGTGGCTAGAACTCTTTAGTCAAGAAATGGTATAATAAAAAAATGACCTCAAATAAACCATCAACAACAAGCGTAGCAGCAGATGCCCCTATTGCAATATATTCTAATTCTCCAGAGGCAAATGATTTAGGTCCAAACTACAGAAGATTAATTCCTGGAAATGTTGTGGGGGCTTTATATTTAGGATCATCAGATATAGGCTATAACGAAATTGATGAAACTTTAGTAATTGCAGAAGATGCTGCAGCAGAAGAAAAAGCAGTAGATGGAGTAACCACTATCCTTTACCCATCTGCTCCATCTTTATCTGATATACAAATAATTTCAAATAATGTAGTATATGACGCAACAGGAAATCCATCAGTAGAAGTAGTTTTTAAAATTAAAAATTTAAGCGGGCAAAATTTAAAGGGAATAAACGCAAGACTGGAGCTATTATGATAACAAAATTTGGTAAAAGATTTTTAACTAGCCATATGGCTGGAATGGTAGACTTTACCACAAAAGACCTAGCCTTGGGAATAGGTAATGTTGCAGTCAATTCAGAAGGAAACGATACAAGATTAAATTTTGAATTTTATAGACTACCAGCAACTTTAAGTAGCGTAGATATTAGATCTGCAGATATAACAGGAGCGGCAGGCAGTGGAACAGTTATTACATATACTGCCGACAACAACTTTAGCGTAGGGCAAACTATTAAGATAACTGGTATATCCCCATCACAATATAATTTATCAAGTGCTGTAATTGCCTCGGCAACCAATACTCAATTTACAGTAACTAATTCTGCCACTGGAACATACACATCTGGAGGATATGCCTCA